CCGAACCTCATGAACCCGGCGAACAGCGGTGGAGCGGGGATACCCTCGGTAATGCCAGCCCAAGGAGGCCCAGGTGGATCAGGACAGGAGAGTGGTCAGGGATTCGGCGGAGACAGCCAAATCTATCGGTCAGGAAGTCGATGAAGACCTCAACGAACTGAAAAAGCTGATCGAGGACGCAGAACACCTCGAAGACTGCGTTAATTGCAGGAAATGTGTAGCGGTTTTGGACGCCCTGCGAAAAATATCTATTGACGCCCGGAATGAATTGGTACAAGTAGACCCTCAGAAGCTTACTGAGGTGCTGAGATTGCAACAGACAGCGAAAATATTCGACTCAGTGGAACTTGTCATCAGGAACACCATCAACCGTGGGCAGCTCGCCCTCGACCAACTATCCCCCCAGGAGGAATAAATGCCACCCAAAGAGGAAGGAACTCAGCACCCGATTGAATCGGCCCTGAACAATCCCGAGAAGGACGCAGCCCGCGCAGAAGCAACAGACAATGTTCAGTCCGGGGACGAGACCTACAAAGCCTCGGACAGAAATGCACTCCTCGCCCGCTACAAGAAATATGAACGGAAAGAGTTGAAAGACCTCGGCGTTGATCCCGACGAAATGGACAAGGCTCTCGACGAATTGGGCAAAGACGAAGAAGAGGAGGAACATGAACTAGAAGGAGAACAGACCCAGGACGAAACTGAGGAATCTGAGGGGGGCGATAAGGAACCTGCCGAAGAGAAAGTGGATGTTGCAGAAGAGGAAGGAGATGAACCCGAACCCGATGCAGAAGAAGCAGCTCCCCTTGATATTGACAAGATCCTCAGTGCTAAAATACCAATCAAAGTTGATGGAGTCGAAGGGGAAGCTACCGTTGAAGACCTCCGAAAGTCTTATCAGCTCCAAGGGCATCTGACCCGGCAGCTTCAGGAAGTAGCCAAGACCAGGAACGATCTCCAGATATACGCGCAGCAGGTACAGGCCGCGAAGGCCCAGATGGAGAACGAGTTCAAGGATTACGAGGAACAACTCTTCTCCCCCGAGGAAATCAAGGTCAGGCAGCGCGAGCGCGACCGGGTGACCCAGGAACAGCGCAACGCATACAGCAATCAATTCCTGCAATGCAGGACGCTCCTATATCAGCGACACCCGGACGCGGATCAACTGGATTACGACCCCGCGTTCGTAGAGTTTCGACAGAAAGAAGCTCCTCTTGTCAACGAGCAAATGCTATCGACGTATGGCCCCGGAGTGTTCTTCCCTGCCATTGATCTGCTTCTGACCACCTATAAGAAGATCAAGACGCTGGAGAACGAACTCAAGGGTGCGAAGACGGCAAAAGACTCGCTGAAAACAGAGAGAGTGAAGGAACTAAAGGCAAGAGAGGCGCAACAGCGAGAACAGAAAAAGAAGACATCAGCCGATGTCAAACCGTCCACCTCCCGCGTAGAAACGGGCGGCGACGATTCCTCGGATTCCGACGGAGGTCGGAACTATGTGAGGAAGATGAAAGAGAATCGTTTTCGCTTGCAAGGATTGGCCCCCAAGTCCCCGTAAAGAACGCAGCTTATTCTGTACGGGGTAGTGCAACGCAAGGAGAACGGCTATGCAGTGGTTTTATCAGTTACCCCGTTCAGGTTATCTTCACGAAGATAAGCTGTCCGAGAAACTCAGGTACTATCTCACCCCGGAACTGAAGTTCCGCCAGTTCTGCGATCTCAAGGAGGCTTTCGGCAAGGGACAGGGAGATACTGTCGATTACCGGATCGTCACCAACCTCACCAGCGGCGCAGACGTTATGGGCCTGCCCGAGCATCAGCTCATGCCCGAAGACGGGTACTATGTGAAGACCGCTCAGTTATGCTTGAAAGAGTATGGCAACAGCGTCCCCTTCACCGGCAAGGCAAAAGTGCTCTCAAAGTGGGATGTCGAAGACATCATCCGCAAGTTGCTTGCGCGTGATGCCGCAAACACCATCGACTCCGTTTGCGAGATGGAGTTCGACCAGACCCTCTGCCGGTATGTCGGCGTAACCGCAATTCACGGCCATTGGTTCCGCAACGGCTGGCCCGGAATCCAGAACGGTCACGGTCTCCACGGTTATCATGTCAAGGAGATCATCGACGACATGAGAACAAGGGATGTCCCGACGTATGATTCCAACGACTATGTGTGCCTCGGCACAACCTTCGCGCTCCGCCACCTCAAGGACGAGCTGGAACCCTACAACTACTACACCCAGGATGGGCGCAAACCCATTCTCAACGGCGAAGTAGGCCGCTATTACGGGTGCAGGTTTGTAGAGACCAACCACGGTATGAGCGCGGCGAACTTCACCCAGGGTCTCTCCTCAGAGGCATATTTCTTCGGTTCCGACACCGTGATGGAGGCCATTGCGGTTCCCGAAGAGGTGAGGGTAAAAGAGACAACTGACTACCGTCGGCGTCAGGGTCTCGCATGGTACATGATCGCAGGCTGGAAACTTCAGTGGGGCGATCGCCGGGAGGCCAATGCAGATTGGCATCAGTCCAGAATCGTAAAGTGGGATTCAGGAACCGGCTCCAACAGCGCGTCTGCCTCCACCTACTCACGGTCTTACAACTCGTATCATTCCGAGTCAGAGTCCGTCGGGTGGTGCATCTCTCAGGGCTAACCTGATACAAACACAGGGGGGCTCCTCCCCCCTTCTTTGCGAGGTGAGACATGGTAGACACCGCCAGACGATCACTTGAAAGGATTTTCCAGTTTTACCGGGAAGGATACACCCTTGCCAACGCCATATCCGCAGCCGCATTGACCACGGAAGCCCTCGCCAGGGCTCAGGAGATGTGGCAGAGGTTCTGCTCCGATAAGTACGCAGACGGGATCTGACAATGACCTATGCCCAACTGATAACGGATATCGGTAAGTGGATGAACCGCACACGCGGGGAACTCGACACGATAGCCGCGCAGCAGATCATCGAGAGCCAGTACGAGCTTGAGAAGAAGTTCCCCCTATGGTTCCTGACCGACGAGTTTTTCTCCACGATCCTCGCGGGGAGAAGCTCGATCCTTCTCCCGAACTTCACGATCAGGGTGATAGACGCCTCGATGGAAGACTCGCAGGGGGTCAGATATCCCTTTCATTTCACAACCCTTTCCGAGCTAAGGGAGAACTATCCTTTCAGCATGGCCCTGACCCCGGAGACGGGAATGCCTGCAATGGGAGCAGTCGTCGGTCATGTCGTGGAGTTCGGCCCGCAGGCGGATGACACATACACTATGCGGTATCGGCTCTGGCATCATCTTGACCCGCTCGATCTTGTGGTCAATACGAGCAACGAGTGGACGACCCTGTACCTCGCCACGCTGCGGTATCACGTCCTCTGCGCTCTCTCGGCGTACATCAAGGACGACCCGCGAATCTCCGTGTGGGAACAGCGATTGACCGAGTGCCTGTCTGATCTGGAGTCCGAGGTTATGAGGATGAATACGCCGAACATCTCGACCATGACCGCAGAATCGGAGGACATCTATTGAGCAACCCCGTTGATTTCAGCGTAAAGCCTTTCGCCCGTGGCGTCCTGAAAGACATCCCTTCTCAGTTCATGCCTATGGGCGGGCTCACGCACGGGCTTGGGGTGCGCATAGACGACGCCTATATCGAGAAGAGGAAAGGGTTCCGCAGGATAAGCGATTGCGAGTGGGACAATTATATCCTCGGGATCTGCCAGTACCTTGACCCGTATCAGGTTCCCCATATCTTCTTTGGGGATCGCTATCATCTTTACCACATCGGATTCGTAGACCTTCGGTATTGGGACGACGCTTATCCCTGGTGGGATGTCCCCGGCCATATTTGGGACTGCATGGAAGGCGGCATATATTATCAACTGTCTCCCTGGGGCGCGACTCAGGTCTGTCCCACGTCGAGCAGCTCGTCTTATTCCGCGCCAGCCTCGCCTTCAACATCAACGTCGCCTTCAGCCTCTCCTTCGGTATCTCCCTCCGTTTCCCCTTCGCCCACCCCGGCATCGTCCAGCAGTAGTTCATCCGAGTCCTGCACCCTGGACGTATATCCCTTTACCGGCAGGGATCACATGGATTCAAACGGGGAGACCTCGACCTGGATATTCACCAACTTCGCGGGAAACATAATCGCCACGAACTACGACGATCCTATCGTCCTGATCCGGGGCTACGCCTACGACCGATACGAGAACCTGAATTGCATGGGCCTGCATGCCAGGATCGTAGACAACTTCCAAAATCACCTTATGGCCCTGAACACGATCGACACTATTGATGGCATGGTGGTGAACAGGATATGGTGGAGCGGCCTCGACGACGCCGAGGATTGGGACTACACAAGCCTCGCAAGCGAAAGCGGCTTCGTAGACCTGGAACCCTCCTCCATGCCTATCACCGGCGGGGCCAAACTCAGGGACTCTTACATCGTCTACCAGGGCAATATGATCCACCAGCTCAACTACGTCGGCGGGACGAATATCTTCTCCCGTCAGGTCATCAACAACGAGATCGGCTGTCTCACGAAGGGGCTGCTCTGCGGGGACGGGGACAAGCACTTCTTCTTCGCGCAGAACGACATCTGGATGTTCGACGGGTACAACTTCAAGCCCATCGGTATCAACAACAACGAGTACATATACAAGGGGCTGAACAAGGCGCAGATGTCCAGGGCTTTCTCCTTCATCGACACGAATACGAACGAGGCCCACTTCTTTATCCCTTGGTATTCGGACATCCCGAACCTGGACTGCATATACGACTTCATCCACGACCTGTGGACATTCGACTTGGTGGAAGCCACGGCAGGATGCCCCAAGGTGGCATTCGACTTCCCGTATATCGCTCGTGTGGGAGAGGCAGTAAGCTCGTCTTCCTCCTGCTCCTCGTCTTCCTCTTTCAGCCTGACGCCCTGCCCTACCGCTTGCCCGGACTGCCAGGATATATACCTCCTGACCATCTCAGGAGTGGGATCAACCTGCGAGGGATTCGACTGCTCAGAGTTGAACGGGACACATGATCTCTATCAGATCACCAATGGGCTAGAGTATTGCGAGTGGTATGGGTACACCAACAATTTCATAATCTCCCTCACCTGCGAAAACGGGTATTGGGTGATAGACGTGGAAGCTGCCAAGCAAGGCTATGGGAGACAAAGTTGTATATCGTGGCAGACACCTAACATCGACGGATGCCCGCCTGAAGGCGACGATATAATCTGGACGGTCTATGTGACCCAGGGTTGCTGTTCTGGCGGGACAGTTTATCTTGAACCGGGCAGCATCTCGGCGAGCGCGACACCTTCGCCCTCAGACAGCCCGAGCCCGAGTCCGACCCCGACTCCGAGCCCCGCGAGTTACAGTTTCTCCGAGACAACCGTAAACGCAAACTCCTTGATCCAAGAGGTCGGCAGCACGGACAACGATGACGGGGCGGCAAGGACATCTGAGTGGATCTCAGGCGAGTACACGACCTTCACCCCTGACGTTCCGATAGATCAGTACATAAAGGAGATTCAGGAGATCACCCCGGTCGTGGTAGAGCTTGTCAATGATGTCCACCTGTCCATCGGGTCGAGGGACAGAACTGACACGACTACGGTTATAAATTGGGAAAGCCTCGCGGCCTTCACGGATCAGGAACTTGTCGGGACACGAACCTACGGCCGATACCTGTCCTTCAAGTGCATAGCGAGCAGCCTGAACGATTATTACAGGATCTCCGAGATCATGGGGATGTATATCGTGGCGGGGAGACGCTGATGCCGAAGCAAAGCAGCTCGATGCCCCCGATATACAGGGGAACCGATAAAGAGGCGCAGGAGTGGACAAGGAACATCATACTGTTTCTGAACCAGGAGTTACTCAGGCTGTCGGGACAGGCAAATGATCTTGAGATTCAGGTGGCGGATATTCAGGCAAGAATGACGGCTCACGGCATATAAGGAGAAACGATATGTGCGCATGGTGGACAGGACAACCTAGTTATGGAAGCAACCCGGTATCGAAGTATGTGCGAGAGAACTTCGCATGGCTGAAGACCTTAGTGGATGCGCATGAAGTCAAGCTCGGCCCCATCACCGCCGACGCGGGGGAGGTTAATATCCTCGACGGGGCACTCGTTACCACCGGCGAACTGAATACCCTGGATCGCTCGGGAAGGGCCACCGGAGACCTCATAGTAAACGGGGTGGCTGCGTGGGAATACATCGCCGGGGTTGCCGCCAAGCAATATCTGAAATCAGCAGGCGTTGGGGCAAAACCGGCTTTCGG